CGTATAGACCCTATCGATCCTGCCCTGATCTCTGATCTTAGCAATGCTCGCTCCATCTCGACAAACTGCAACCACAGCGCCCTGCGGCGTTGTCTCTTCCCAAACCTCACCGCTGACCGGCTCAGCCCCAAGCTCGATAGCCCGACGCTCTAACGCCTGTATGCCTCTGACCGTCGCCGCCACAGTTTCCTCAACATCTACACCGCTGCCCTTTGCAATGGCTTTGTTCAGAAGCTCCATTTGAGCCCAGAACCTGTCACGTAGTTCGGGCTCGACCAGAAGCGGCAGACGGTCCACGCCCCACTTGATCTCCCTTGCCCGGACCTCAGCGTCGTATGTCGCCAAGGCAGCACGACACTTATCCGCGTCTCGTTCGCTTTGGTAGAACCTCCACTCCCTCGCAGTCTTGCTCTTAGATACCCTTTTTCTCTTCGCCATATTTTTCTCCCTTCTACGATCCGGCTCGTACTACGAAACTACGACGCCCATAGGGGGCGTCGGAGTTGTCGTAGTTCTACGACGCTACGATACGATGCTACGAAACTACGATGAAACACCATCTAACTCTTTGTTTTTCCAACATACACCATCGACGGAGATGATCCATTCTTCCTCAATTAGCTTATTCCGAGCCGATCCCTTCGTGCTGTCCGGCGTATCGGGCATTTCCGAGTTCATTTTGGCCGCCCAGTCGTTGTATCTGATCTTCGGCGATCCGCGATCCACACACAGGTTCTCGAACACTTGCAGCGCTCTCTTGATTGCGCCGGTCGGGCGCCACGCCTTTTTCTTCTTCGGCTTCTCGTCGGTGCGCTCCAGCACGACAGATGTCTCGGAGATTGTCGCGGCCACCGTCACCATCCGCAGGTTGATATCGTCCATCGGCTCCGCATCCTTCATCTTCTCGGTACGCAGCACCACGATGTCCTCGGACTTGCTGACCATCAGTGACGTGTCAACCGCCCCTAGAAGCGCCGTAGAGCCGCGTGCGCCGCGATTGGCGTCCTTGCCGGCGTGATGTACCGCAAGCAGCGCACCGCCCGTCAGCGCCTTTATCTCGTCACATGCGGCGACGAACAGCCCCATGTCGGTGCTGCTGTTCTCTTCGGCGCCAGCGATGGCGCGTGCAACGGTATCGACGATCACAAGCGAGAACGGCTGATCGATGTCCTCGATGGTTGCGACGAGGCGTGCAATATCCTCGGCTTCACGAAAGTTCACAGCCGTCGGCAGCAGGTACAGGTCCGGCTCGTCCACCTTGCCGTGATGCCGCTCCCACGCCTTCCAGCGCTTACCGAAGCCGCCAATGCCCTCACCGGCGATGTACAGCACCGGGCCCTGCTTGACGCCCTGTCCCTGCCACGGCTGACCGTGCGCAACGCTGAGCGCCATGTCGATGGCGAGGAACGACTTGCCGGTTCCGGGTGCGCCATACATCATGGTGAACCCTGTGTCGGTGATCAGGCCATCGACGAGGAATTCTACCGGAGGCATCGCGAACACCGCGTCGCGGCGCATCATTTTGTAGCGCTCTATCGCCTGCTCTTCGGCGACGACCTCACCCTCAGCCGCCTGCGGCGCTTCGGTTAGGGGCTCGACCTTCCTGACCTCTCTGACCAGATCATCGAGCGTGTGCGTCCTGAGATAGTCCACCACGTCGCCCTTGTCCGGCAGGCCCGGCAGATCGACGCGCTTGATCTGGTTGGCCTTTCCCCAGAGGCTCGCAACTACGGCGTCGGCGTGTCGGCAGCCTACCTGATCGTTATCGGGCATGACGATCACGTTGCGCCCTTCGAGATGCTGCGCGTGTTCCTCGCCCCACTTCCCGGCCCCGCCGTGGTTAGTGGTGGCGATCAGCCCGGCCTCAATCAGCACGTCGGCGCATTGCTCGCCCTCTACCACAAAGATAGGCGCGCTCTTGTTTTGGATGATGCCGGGCAGGTTATACGGCAGAGGCGTGATGCCTTTTATGTTGTGCAGATATCCACCCTTGCCGTCGGGCTGGCGCAGGCGGAAGCTCTTCGGGTACATCCGCAGCGCCTGATATGCTTCGGCGCCGTCGGCGTCGTAATATGAGTGAATGCGCTGGATGTACTGCCTCGGCTCTAACGCCTTCTGCGCCTGCTTCTGGATACCGAACTCGCGTTCAAGTACATCAGCGACCGAGCCTGATATGCCGAGGTTGGCGTGGCGCTTGACCAGATCGATTACGCCGCCGCCTTCCTCTTCTTCAAAATCGTACCATGCGCCCTTGGCTAGATCGAGTTCGCGCGAACCCTTGTTGCCCCAGCGCAGCGTCCGCCCCTTAACCGACAGCTTCGCGTTCGGCTCGCCCCAATAGTGTCGGGCAATCCTCTCTGCATGAGCCGCAATGTTCATGAGTGTCTCCCTTTGCTCCCGCTAAAAAATGGCGCCGCCGGTCACCGTGTCGAGTAGAAACCGGCGGCGCCCCCGCGCTAAAACAGGCTGTTGCCTGACGGTGCTGCCTCAGCGGGAGACTGAGAGACAACCACCTCCGGCGCGGGTTCTGATGGAAGCGTTGCAACTCGCTCCATCAATTCCGGGCGATCTATCCAATCTGTGATCGTCCATTCTGGCACCTTGAAGCTAAGCTCACCCTGCTGGGTGTTCACAGCTACACGCTTCGCGCTGTGGAACGTCACGACCGGAACTTTACCCTGATGCGCCGGAGCTTGTTTTTCATACTGTTCGAAAAGCTCGTCAAGCGCACGCAGGACCGTCTTAGCCGAGTGGCTAAATTCGCGAAGGCCCAGTTCCTTCGTTGCCACGCGGACGCGAAATGCCTGCTTGTGATCTCCGTTTGCAGGCTTATCCGGGAACGGCTCATTGACCCCAGCCATGACGAAGTCAGGCTGGCCGGTCGCAAAACTAAGCCACCCAACTTCGATCGCACCCAAATCCATTGCGACTGAGGTTGGTAGCGGGATTTCTGCGACATCTTTTTGCCGCGAACCGTCCGCTGCTTGGTAGCTATCTTGGCGAAGTAAGTCGCCAGCTTTCGCATCCCATTTAATAATTGGAAGTATGTCACCGCTTCCACCTACTGAGTAGCTAAATCCTAGAGGCATAATTTTCTCCTTTTACGTTTACACCTTTGCACCACTGGCCGACACCTCATCGACCAGTAATTCTCTGACTATCATCATACAGGTGCGCGTGTCCATCTCGACGGCGTAGCCCCAGTCAAGCTCGGCACCCTCGCGCATAGTGATGCAACCATGCGGCAGCCCGGCGCGCATCACCGCCTCGGCTGGCATGCGCCACTTCCATTGTTGATGATTGTATTTGTAGACCAGCATCGGGAGCAGCCCGGCAGACTTCGCTGCGGCGCACACCTGATCCCACCATTTCGGCTGTGCGGCGCAGCCGGTCTTATATCTCTTGATTTCGATCACGAAAGGGAACGGCTCGTCGCAGATCAGGTCGCCATGTTCACCGGCTCGATACTGTTCGAGGTCGCGCTTGAACGTCATGCCAAGCTCATCGAACAGCAGCTTTGCGATCTCACGCTCTGCGGCTGCGCCCTTATTCCTACTGTTCGCCACGCTCTTGCCGCCTCTTTAATATGGCCTGCACCAGAAGCTCATCCGCCAAGGTCGAGAGCGACCGATGCGATGAACGCTCAAGCTCCTCTTTCAACATCTGCCGGGTCGATGCCTGAAGTCGCAGAAATTGTGGTTGTATGTCAGACACTTGGGCCTCCAAAAAAAAATTAGCAAAACGCTATTCAGACCTTGATATCACATTGATATTGATTATACTAGTAGTACGTTGATAGAACGTTTCATCGAAGGGAGACAGACTAATGGGAATGATTGTTTCAGTTTATCGCGCCGATACCAGCGGCATCGATTGCACCAACAGCGGAATGACCAACTCTTGTGACGGCGTCGATCAGCTTTGTCTGATTAATGTGGACGGCCCTTTCACGCCAGACGAACGTCGGCCTGCTGCTCGGCTGGAAGCCGGGCCGCTTGGCTCGGTCCGCATCGTCCCGGCGTGCGGCAAATGGCTTCGGTGGGCGACCGGCAACCGCATGTTTGGCGGCAACTTCGCCTACACCAGCGACAGCCGGTTCAGCGCCGCCGTCAAAGAGATCACCGGCGCAGACTGCGCTGGCCCGGTCGCCATCCACGACCGTTACGAAGCCTAACCACTTGGCGGGGCTCCGGCCCCGCCCCAACCATCGAAGGGAGACATCGATGACAATAAGGATGGAAGACCTCGACCGCGACACGCTTGAGAAGCTCGGGCTGAAGGCCCCGGCCAAGCCTCGCGAGTTCACCGCCGAGATGGAGCGCCAGTGGGCGATCAAAGTCCTCGGCCCGATTGCTGGCCTGACCAAAGACCAGCGCCGCCGCGTTCTCGAACGCGCCATCAAGATGAGTGCTGCGTGATGTTGAACTTTGATCGCCTTGCGCGCCACTCACAGAACACGGCCTTCACCGAGGCCGTGCTTGCTGCCACCGAGCCGCACCCATTCAACCGGCACCTTGTCTATGTGCCGGAGCATAACTGTTGTCTCGAACTGACTGACGGCTTCAGAGATGGGCAGATGACACTGGGCTTCATTCAATCGCTGGAACGCAAAGAGGGCAATGGTGGGCGCTGCCTGCGCTGGCTGCTCGACCTTTGCCATGAGCATGGCATCCTGCTGCACATCTATTGTGAGACGCAAAGCTGCTACCCGTATGCGAACGGCATGACCCAGCGCGAGTTGAAGTCTTGGTATCGCCGGAAAGGCTTTGTGTTCCCGCGCAATGGTCGGGACGGATATTACTACGCAGCATCGGTGGAGTGAGCCATGAGACAATATCTAGACGACATCATCGGGATGATCATCATCCTGTTCTTCATCCTAGGCTGGATCGACTGGCTTTGGATTTTCGGGGTCGAGGCATCTCGGTCCTACACATGGTGGGCCGTAATTGCCCACTTCACTCAGTAAAAGGGAGATCAAAGAAATGGAAAAATACATCATTACTCTGGAGTGCAACAAGGCTGCGCTCGCCGAGCTTATCGCCACCGGCCTTGAGCGGCATGCCACGATCACCAAAGTCGAGGTTGCCGAGGAAAAGCCAAGCATCAAGCTCGCCGCCGTCGCTGGGTCAAAGACTGTAAGCGAGCCCGTGAGCAAGCCGATTTTTGAGGGCGCCTTTCGTGGCAACCCGGAGGTGCCGATGCACAGAAAGCAAGTCACCGGATGGGAGGTTTATAAGACCGCGGTGGACAGCTTCCATCCTCAGAAGACGTTCATGTCTGCGGACCTCACATCAGAGTGCAGGCGCAACGGTTTGAAGATGTCAAACAACTCTGCCGCGTCGCACTTGTACCGGATGCGTGTTTGTGGGTTGATCAAAAAGATCGGCGGCAATAGCAGTGCTGGCTACATTCATGTGGTGGCTAAAAATGTTGGGCGTCAAGAATTTGAAAGGATCATGGCCAATGGTAGGTAAACTCACACCCGACGATATCGTCACAGCATCCCGCGTCCCGGCCCTGCTGGGCCTGTCGCCATACAAGACGCCTAACGAGTTGCTGAAAGAGGCTATTGAGGCTGCGGCGGGTAAGCCGCCCTCACGGCTCCCACAGACTGAGCAAATGCGTCTTGGCGATCTGCTTGAGGGTCCGATCCTGATGGAAGCTGCTTACCGGCTCGACCTCGATGAGATAATCACCAACATCGACGAGGCCGTTCATCACCCGGACCTGCCGTTAGCTTGTTCGCTCGATGGTCAAGGGCGTGGTGGCATAGTGTTCGAGCATGACCCGGCGAACGGCATCTATGTGCCGCAGGGTGGGGTGGTCGATACTCATGGCATGGGCGACCTAGAGGCGAAGAACACCATCGCAGTCCCTGAAGACGCTCCGGCGCCTCACAGGGGCCCGTTGCAGCTTCAGGCGCAGATGATGTGCACCGGCGCCACTTGGGGCGCTGTGTGCGTCTTGTATCGCGGTTCTGAGCTTCGCGTGTTCCTGTACCGACAGGACCCGGAGGTACAGGACCAGATCGAGGACGCGGTCCATGACTTCGAGCGGCGCAAGCGTGATGTCGATTGGTATCCCGCAGTATCGAGCGCTGATGCGAACGTGGCGTGGGACCGGGTCGATGATGGAGCCCCGGCGGTTGACCTAAACGAGGTTGCCGACGCGGACCACTGGGCAAGCGTTCTGATCGCAGCGCGTAAAGCTCGCCGTGCAGCCGAGGCTGAGATCGATGAGTGCGAGATTATGCTGAAGGAGATGCTTGGGAACCATGAGGAGGGACAGATCGAGGTCGATGGGTCCATCTACTACATCAAGTGGCCGATGCGTACCTACAAGGCTCAACCGGCTAAGACCACTGAGGCCAAGCCTGCCCGGCAGTTGCGCGCTAAAACTTTGACTGTGAAGGAGGCGTGAAATGGTGGCTTGGGCTGTTGCTCGGAACACATTTTGCTCACCGGCACCAATCACTGACCACCTGACTAATGGTTGCAGATTGGGGTTGAAAATGGGTTACAGCCCAAGCCAGCAGCGACCGTAATCTCGAACAGACATATTTGTCAACAGAAAGGAAAGGATCATGGTAACACTTACCGAGAAGCAAGCGTCCGTTCTTGCTTACATATCCAGACACGTTCGCCGCTATGGGTATGCGCCGAGTGTGACGGAGGTTGCCAAGGCGACGGGGCGCTCGAAGACTGCGGCCCATGCCATTATGAAACGACTTGATCAGCGCGGCGCGATCAAGCGCAATAGATACACGCATCGAGCAATCGAACTGCTGTAAGGGAGGGGGCTTCGGCCCCCTTCATTTTTTTGTTTACAGGGGTGACAGGATTTAGTAGAACATTAGTAGGACATTAGACAAGGGAGACAGATCAATGACCTACGTTACCGAATTCGCCATCGAAGAAACCATCTTTCACACCATCGACGGCGTCGAGACCGAGACCAGCCGCCACATTGGTGGCCGTCAGTTCGACAGCCGCGCCGCAGCAGAGATGCACGCCGAAGGCCAGCAGGGGCGCTTCAACCTTTTCGCCGGAAGGAACGGCGGCCACGCTCGCTCGGAGTGCAAGGTTGTTCCGGTCAAGCTGGGCTTCGCCAACAACGCTCTCTATTCTGACGTTGAGCCGTTCGAGATCGTCCGCGTCGTCAGCGACAAGACCATCGATGTCCGCGCTATGGACGCCACGATGGCAGACGATTGGAAGCCGAACATGGTCAGCGGCGGCTTTGCTTTCCACTGCACCAACAACAACGACCAGCGCAAGGCGTGGGTCATCACCTCGAACGAGGCCAACCCTGTTGTCCGCATCCGCAAGCAGAAGAACGGCACATGGTACAACAAGAGCAACGGCCGCTTCTTCTTGGCCGAGCA